AAAAACGTGTATTTTTAGTCATCCTGTTTACCTCTTTCTCAGGGAGTTTAGTCTCCAGGATTCCCGGGGCGGTTCAGACTCCGAGTCTGTTACGTTTCTGCTTTTTTGCGATACGTTGTATTCCCTCAATTTACACCCGCTTTGTCTGCGAGGTGGGGTTATGAAATCCATGGATAAGTTAACAACGGGTGTCGCCTATGGCACCTCAGCAGGTAGTGCCGGTTACTGGTTTTTACAGCTGCTCGATAAAGTCACGCCCTCACAGTGGGCAGCAATAGGTGTGCTGGGTAGCCTGGTATTTGGCCTGCTGACGTACCTGACAAACCTTTATTTCAAGATTAAAGAAGATAAGCGCAAGGCTGCGAGAGGTGAATAATGCCTCCATCATTACGAAAAGCCGTTGCTGCTGCTATTGGTGGCGGAGCAATTGCTATAGCATCAGTGTTAATCACTGGCCCAAGTGGTAACGATGGTCTGGAAGGTGTCAGCTACATACCATACAAAGATATTGTTGGTGTATGGACTGTATGTCACGGGCATACAGGAAAAGACATCATGCTCGGTAAAACGTATACCAAAGCAGAATGCAAAGCCCTCCTGAATAAACACCTTGCCACGGTCGCCAGACAAATTAACCCGTACATAAAAGTTGATATACCGGAAACAACGCGCGGCGCTCTTTACTCGTTCGTTTACAACGTGGGCGCTGGCAATTTCAGAACATCGACGCTTCTTCGCAAAATAAACCAGGGCGATATCAAAGGCGCATGTGATCAGCTACGTCGCTGGACATATGCTGGCGGTAAGCAATGGAAAGGTCTCATGACTCGTCGTGAGATTGAGCGTGAAATCTGTTTGTGGGGTCAGCAATGAACAGAGTAACCGCGATTATCTCCGCTCTGGTTATCTGCATCATCGTCTGCCTGTCATGGGCTGTTAATCATTACCGTGATAACGCCATTACCTACAAAGCCCAGCGCGACAAAAATGCCAGAGAACTGAAGCTGGCGAACGCGGCAATTACTGACATGCAGATGCGCCAGCGTGATGTTGCTGCACTGGATGAAAAATACACGAAGGAGTTAGCTAATGCGAAAGCTGAAAATGATGCTCTGCGTGATGATGTTGCCGCTGGTCGTCGTCGGTTGCACATCAAAGCAGTCTGTCAGTCAGTGCGTGAAGCCACCACCGCCTCCGGCGTGGATAATGCAGCCTCCCCCCGACTGGCAGACACCGCTGAACGGGATTATTTCACCCTCAGAGAGAGGCTGATCACTATGCAAAAACAACTGGAAGGAACCCAGAAGTATATTAATGAGCAGTGCAGATAGAGCTGCCCATATCGATGGGCAACTCATGCAATTATTGTGAGCAATACACACGCGCTTCCAGCGGAGTATAAATGCCTAAAGTAATAAAACCGAGCAATCCATTTACGAATGTTTGCTGGGTTTCTGTTTTAACAATATTTTCTGCGCCGCCACAAATTTTGGCTGCATCAACAGTTTTCTCCTGTCCAATTCCCGAAACGAAGAAGTGATGGGTGATGGTTTCCTTTGGTGTTACTGCTGTCGGTTTGTTTCCAACAGTAAACGTCTGTTGAGCACATCCTGTAATAAGCATTGCCAGAGCGGCAGAAAACAACATTTTTTTCATCTTATTATCCTGCATTGTTAAAAACGGCAGAATCCTATGTGACAACAATTAAACGATAGTTAAATGGATTGATGAAAATTAAAACTATATAGGTGGATGCTCAGCCTATTGGAGGAGGGGGGCACTCAGAATCCTGTGGAATGAAATAAACCGCTCTTTCTGTCCATTACCCTTTTAGCTGCGCTGTATCGTCGCCGTATTCCCGCATTAACCATGACCGTAGCCCGACGGGGAATTCCTTCTGCGTGAGTGTGCGGGAATAATCAAAAACGATGCACACCGGGTTTTACTGTGCTGACAGACGCAGGGTTACCCTCATAGTCGCTTTTCCGGTGCGATGGTGGAAGAAACCGGGATGTTTATTCATCATCACTTTGGATTGATGTATATGCTCTCTTTTCTGACGTTAGTCTCCGACGGCAGGCTTCAATGACCCAGGCTGAGAAATTCCCAGACCCTTTTTGCTCAAGAGCGATGTTAATTTGTTCAATCATTTGGTTAGGAAAGCGGATGTTGCGGGTTGTTGTTCTGCGGGTTCTGTTCTTAGTTGACATGAGGTTGCCCCGTATTCAGTGTCGCTGATTTGTATTGTCTGAAGTTGTTTTTACGTTAAGTTGATGCAGATCAATTAATACGATACCTGCGTCATAATTGATTATTTGACGTGGTTTGATGGCGTAGATGCACGTTGTGACATGTAGATGATAATTATTATCATTTTGCGGGTCCTTTCCGGCGATCCGACAGGTTACGGGGCGGCGACCTCGCGGGTTTTCGCTATTTATGAAAATTTTCCGGTTTAAGGCGTTTCCGTTCTTCTTCGTCGTAACTTAATGTTTTTATTTAAAATACCCCCTGAAAAGAAAGGAAACGACAGGTGCTGAAAACGAACTTTTGGGCCTTTGTCGTTTCCTTTCTCTGTTTTTGGCCGTGGAATGAACAATGGAAGTCAACAAAAAGCAGCTGGCTGACATTTTCGGTGCGAGTATCCGTACCATTCAGAACTGGCAGGAACAGGGAATGCCCGTTCTGCGAGGCGGTGGCAAGGGTAATGAGGTGCTTTATGACTCTGCCGCCGTTATAAAATGGTATGCCGAAAGGGATGCTGAAATTGAGAACGAAAAGCTGCGCCGGGAGGTTGAAGAACTGCGGCAGTCCAGCGAGGCAGATCTCCAGCCAGGGACTATTGAGTACGAACGCCATCGACTTACGCGTGCGCAGGCCGACGCACAGGAACTGAAGAATGCCAGAGACTCCGCTGAAGTGGTGGAAACCGCATTCTGTACTTTCGTGTTGTCGCGGATCGCAGGTGAAATTGCCAGTATTCTCGACGGGATCCCCCTGTCGGTGCAGCGGCGTTTTCCGGAACTGGAAAACCGACATGTTGATTTCCTGAAACGGGATATCATCAAAGCCATGAACAAAGCAGCCGCGCTGGATGAACTGATACCGGGGTTGCTGAGTGAATATATCGAACAGTCAGGTTAACAGGCTGCGGCATTTTGTCCGCGCCGGGCTTCGCTCACTGTTCAGGCCGGAGCCACAGACCGCCGTTGAATGGGCGGATGCTAATTACTATCTCCCAAAAGAATCCGCATACCAGGAAGGGCGCTGGGAAACACTGCCCTTTCAGCGGGCCATCATGAATGCGATGGGCAGTGACTACATCCGCGAGGTGAATGTGGTGAAGTCTGCCCGTGTTGGTTATTCCAAAATGCTGCTGGGTGTTTATGCCTACTTCATAGAGCATAAGCAGCGCAACACCCTTATCTGGTTGCCGACGGATGGTGATGCCGAGAACTTTATGAAAACTCACGTTGAGCCGACCATCCGTGATATTCCTTCGCTGCTGGCGCTGGCCCCGTGGTATGGCAAAAAGCACCGGGATAACACGCTCACCATGAAGCGTTTCACCAATGGTCGTGGCTTCTGGTGCCTGGGCGGTAAAGCGGCAAAAAACTACCGTGAAAAGTCAGTGGATGTGGCGGGTTATGATGAACTTGCTGCCTTTGATGAGGATATTGAACAGGAAGGCTCTCCGACGTTCCTGGGCGATAAGCGTATTGAAGGCTCGGTCTGGCCAAAGTCCATCCGTGGCTCCACGCCCAAAGTGAGAGGCACCTGCCAGATTGAGCGTGCAGCCAGTGAATCCCCGCATTTTATGCGTTTTCATGTTGCCTGCCCGCACTGCGGGAAGGAGCAGTACCTTAAATTTGGCGACAAAGAGACGCCGTTTGGCCTCAAATGGATGCCGGATGATCCCTCCAGCGTGTTTTATCTCTGTGAGCATAATGCCTGCGTCATCCGTCAGCAGGAGCTGGACTTTACTGATGCCCGTTATATCTGCGAAAAGACCGGGATCTGGACCCGTGATGGCATTCTCTGGTTTTCGTCATCCGGTGAAGAGATTGAACCGCCTGACAGTGTGACCTTTCACATCTGGACGGCGTACAGCCCGTTCACCACCTGGGTGCAGATTGTAAAAGACTGGATGAAGACGAAAGGGGATACGGGAAAACGTAAAACCTTCGTGAACACCACGCTCGGTGAGACGTGGGAAGCGAAAATCGGCGAACGTCCGGATGCTGAAGTGATGGCAGAGCGGAAAGAGCATTATTCAGCGCCCGTTCCTGACCGTGTGGCTTACCTGACCGCCGGTATCGACTCCCAGCTGGACCGCTACGAAATGCGCGTATGGGGATGGGGGCCGGGTGAGGAAAGTTGGCTGATTGACCGGCAGATTATTATGGGTCGCCACGACGATGAACAGACGCTGCTGCGTGTGGATGAGGCCATCAATAAAACCTATACCCGCCGGAATGGTGCAGAAATGTCGATATCCCGTATCTGCTGGGATACTGGCGGGATTGACCCGACCATTGTGTATGAACGCTCGAAAAAGCATGGGCTGTTCCGGGTGATCCCCATTAAAGGGGCATCCGTCTACGGTAAGCCGGTGGCCAGCATGCCTCGTAAGCGAAACAAAAACGGGGTTTACCTTACCGAAATCGGTACGGATACCGCGAAAGAGCAGATTTATAACCGCTTCACACTGACGCCGGAAGGGGATGAACCGCTTCCCGGTGCCGTTCACTTCCCGAATAACCCGGATATTTTTGATCTGACCGAAGCGCAGCAGCTGACGGCTGAAGAGCAGGTCGAAAAATGGGTGGATGGCAGGAAAAAAATACTGTGGGACAGTAAAAAGCGACGCAATGAGGCACTCGACTGCTTCGTTTATGCGCTGGCGGCGCTGCGCATCAGTATTTCCCGCTGGCAGCTGGATCTCAGCGCACTGCTGGCGAGCCTGCAGGAAGAGGATGGTGCAGCAACCAACAAGAAAACACTGGCAGAATACGCCCGTGCCTTATCCGGAGAGGATGAATGACGCGACAGGAAGAACTTGCCGCTGCCCGTGCGGCACTGCATGACCTGATGACAGGAAAACGGGTGGCAACGGTACAGAAAGACGGACGGCGAGTGGAGTTTACGACCACTTCCGTGTCTGACCTGAAAAAATACATTGCTGAGCTGGAAGTGCAGACCGGCATGACACAGCGACGCAGGGGACCTGCAGGATTTTATGTATGAAAATGTCCACCATTCCCACCCTTCTGGGGCCGGACGGCATGACATCGCTGCGTGAATATGCCGGTTATCACGGCGGTGGCAGCGGATTTGGTGGGCAGTTGCGGGCGTGGAACCCACCGAGTGAAAGTGTGGATGCAGCCCTGCTGCCCAACTTTACCCGTGGCAATGCCCGCGCAGACGATCTGGTACGCAATAACGGCTATGCCGCCAACGCCATCCAGCTGCATCAGGATCATATCGTCGGGTCTTTTTTCCGGCTCAGTCATCGCCCAAGCTGGCGCTATCTGGGCATCGGGGAGGAAGAAGCCCGTGCCTTTTCCCGCGAGGTTGAAGCGGCATGGAAAGAGTTTGCCGAGGATGACTGCTGCTGCATTGACGTTGAGCGAAAACGCACGTTTACCATGATGATTCGGGAAGGTGTGGCCATGCACGCCTTTAACGGTGAACTGTTCGTTCAGGCCACCTGGGATACCAGTTCGTCGCGGCTTTTCCGGACACAGTTCCGGATGGTCAGCCCGAAGCGCATCAGCAACCCGAACAATACCGGCGACAGCCGGAACTGCCGTGCCGGTGTGCAGATTAATGACAGCGGTGCGGCGCTGGGATATTACGTCAGCGAGGACGGGTATCCTGGCTGGATGCCGCAGAAATGGACATGGATACCCCGTGAGTTACCCGGCGGGCGCGCCTCGTTCATTCACGTTTTTGAACCCGTGGAGGACGGGCAGACTCGCGGTGCAAATGTGTTTTACAGCGTGATGGAGCAGATGAAGATGCTCGACACGCTGCAGAACACGCAGCTGCAGAGCGCCATTGTGAAGGCGATGTATGCCGCCACCATTGAGAGTGAGCTGGATACGCAGTCAGCGATGGATTTTATTCTGGGCGCGAACAGTCAGGAGCAGCGGGAAAGGCTGACCGGCTGGATTGGTGAAATTGCCGCGTATTACGCCGCAGCGCCGGTCCGGCTGGGAGGCGCAAAAGTACCGCACCTGATGCCGGGTGACTCACTGAACCTGCAGACGGCTCAGGATACGGATAACGGCTACTCCGTGTTTGAGCAGTCACTGCTGCGGTATATCGCTGCCGGGCTGGGTGTCTCGTATGAGCAGCTTTCCCGGAATTACGCCCAGATGAGCTACTCCACGGCACGGGCCAGTGCGAACGAGTCGTGGGCGTACTTTATGGGGCGGCGAAAATTCGTCGCATCCCGTCAGGCGAGCCAGATGTTTCTGTGCTGGCTGGAAGAGGCCATCGTTCGCCGCGTGGTGACGTTACCTTCAAAAGCGCGCTTCAGTTTTCAGGAAGCCCGCAGTGCCTGGGGGAACTGCGACTGGATAGGCTCCGGTCGTATGGCCATCGATGGTCTGAAAGAAGTTCAGGAAGCGGTGATGCTGATAGAAGCCGGACTGAGTACCTACGAGAAAGAGTGCGCAAAACGCGGTGACGACTATCAGGAAATTTTTGCCCAGCAGGTCCGTGAAACGATGGAGCGCCGTGCAGCCGGTCTTAAACCGCCCGCCTGGGCGGCTGCAGCATTTGAATCCGGGCTGCGACAATCAACAGAGGAGGAGAAGAGTGACAGCAGAGCTGCGTAATCTCCCGCATATTGCCAGCATGGCCTTTAATGAGCCGCTGATGCTTGAACCCGCCTATGCGCGGGTTTTCTTTTGTGCGCTTGCAGGCCAGCTTGGGATCAGCCGCCTGACGGATGCGGTGTCCGGCGACAGCCTGACTGCCCAGGAGGCACTCGCGACGCTGGCATTATCCGGTGATGATGACGGACCACGACAGGCCCGCAGTTATCAGGTCATGAACGGCATCGCCGTGCTGCCGGTGTCCGGCACGCTGGTCAGCCGGACGCGGGCGCTGCAGCCGTACTCGGGGATGACCGGTTACAACGGCATTATCGCCCGTCTGCAACAGGCTGCCAGCGATCCGATGGTGGACGGCATTCTGCTCGATATGGACACGCCCGGCGGAATGGTGGCAGGGGCATTTGACTGCGCTGACATCATCGCCCGTGTGCGTGACATAAAACCGGTATGGGCGCTGGCCAATGACATGAACTGCAGTGCAGGGCAGCTGCTTGCCAGCGCCGCCTCCCGGCGTCTGGTCACGCAGACCGCCCGGACAGGCTCCATCGGCGTCATGATGGCTCACAGTAATTACGGTGCTGCGCTGGAGAAACAGGGCGTGGAAATCACGCTGATTTACAGCGGCAGCCATAAGGTGGATGGCAACCCCTACAGCCATCTTCCGGATGACGTCCGGGAGACACTGCAGTCCCGGATGGATGCAACCCGCCGGATGTTTGCGCAGAAGGTGTCGGCATATACCGGCCTGTCCGTGCAGGCTGTGCTGGATACCGAGGCTGCAGTGTACAGCGGTCAGGAGGCCATTGATGCCGGACTGGCTGATGAACTTGTCAACAGCACCGATGCGATCACCGTTATGCGTGATGCACTGGATGCACGTAAATCCCGTCTCTCAGGAGGGCGAATGACCAAAGAGACTCAATCAACAACTGTTTCAGCCACTGCTTCGCAGGCTGACGTTACTGGCGTGGTGCAAGCGACGGAGGGCGAAAACGCCAGCGCGGCGCAGCCGGACGTGAACGCGCAGATCACCGCTGCGGTTGCGGCAGAAAACAGCCGCATTATGGGGATCCTCAACTGTGAGGAGGCTCACGGACGCGAAGAACAGGCACGCGTGCTGGCAGAAACCCCCGGTATGACCGTGAAAACGGCCCGCCGCATTCTGGCCGCAGCACCACAGAGTGCACAGGCGCGCAGTGACACTGCGCTGGATCGTCTGATGCAGGGGGCACCGGCACCGCTGGCTGCAGGTAACCCGGCATCTGATGCCGTTAACGATTTGCTGAACACACCAGTGTAAGGGATGTTTATGACGAGCAAAGAAACCTTTACCCATTACCAGCCGCAGGGCAACAGTGACCCGGCTCATACCGCAACCGCGCCCGGCGGATTGAGTGCGAAAGCGCCTGCAATGACCCCGCTGATGCTGGACACCTCCAGCCGTAAGCTGGTTGCGTGGGATGGCACCACCGACGGTGCTGCCGTTGGCATTCTTGCGGTTGCTGCTGACCAGACCAGCACCACGCTGACGTTCTACAAGTCCGGCACGTTCCGTTATGAGGATGTGCTCTGGCCGGAGGCTGCCAGCGACGAGACGAAAAAACGGACCGCGTTTGCCGGAACGGCAATCAGCATCGTTTAACTTTACCCTTCATCACTAAAGGCCGCCTGTGCGGCTTTTTTTACGGGATTTTTTTATGTCGATGTACACAACCGCCCAACTGCTGGCGGCAAATGAGCAGAAATTTAAGTTTGATCCGCTGTTTCTGCGTCTCTTTTTCCGTGAGAGCTATCCCTTCACCACGGAGAAAGTCTATCTCTCACAAATTCCGGGACTGGTAAACATGGCGCTGTACGTTTCGCCGATTGTTTCCGGTGAGGTTATCCGTACCCGTGGCGGCTCCACCTCTGAATTTACGCCGGGATATGTCAAGCCGAAGCATGAAGTGAATCCGCAGATGACCCTGCGTCGCCTGCCGGATGAAGATCCGCAGAATCTGGCGGACACGGCTTACCGCCGCCGTCGCATCATCATGCAGAACATGCGTGACGAAGAGCTGGCCATTGCTCAGGTCGAAGAGATGCAGGCAGTTTCTGCCGTGCTTAAGGGCAAATACACCATGACCGGTGAAGCCTTCGATCCGGTTGAGGTGGATATGGGCCGCAGTGAGGAGAATAACATCACGCAGTCCGGCGGCACGGAGTGGAGCAAGCGTGACAAGTCCACGTATGACCCGACCGACGATATCGAAGCCTACGCGCTGAACGCCAGCGGTGTGGTGAATATCATCGTGTTCGATCCGAAAGGCTGGGCGCTGTTCCGTTCCTTCAAAGCCGTCAAGGAGAAGCTGGATACCCGTCGTGGCTCTAATTCCGAGCTGGAGACAGCGGTGAAAGACCTGGGTAAAGCGGTGTCCTATAAGGGGATGTATGGCGATGTGGCCATCGTCGTGTATTCCGGACAGTACGTGGAAAACGGCGTCAAAAAGAACTTCCTGCCGGACAACACGATGGTGCTGGGGAACACTCAGGCACGCGGTCTGCGCACCTATGGCTGCATTCAGGATGCGGACGCACAGCGCGAAGGCATTAACGCCTCTGCCCGTTACCCGAAAAACTGGGTGACCACCGGCGATCCGGCGCGTGAGTTCACCATGATTCAGTCAGCACCGCTGATGCTGCTGGCTGACCCTGATGAGTTCGTGTCCGTACAACTGGCGTAATCATGGCCCTTCGGGGCCATTGTTTCTCTGTGGAGGAGTCCATGACGAAAGATGAACTGATTGCCCGTCTCCGCTCGCTGGGTGAACAACTGAACCGTGATGTCAGCCTGACGGGGACGAAAGAAGAACTGGCGCTCCGTGTGGCAGAGCTGGAAGAGGAGCTTGATGACACGGATGAAACTGCCGGTCAGGACACCCCTCTCAGCCGGGAAAATGTGCTGACCGGACATGAAAATGAGGTGGGATCAGCGCAGCCGGATACCGTGATTCTGGATACGTCTGAACTGGTCACGGTCGTGGCACTGGTGAAGCTGCATACTGATGCACTTCACGCCACGCGGGATGAACCTGTGGCATTTGTGCTGCCGGGAACGGCGTTTCGTGTCTCTGCCGGTGTGGCAGCCGAAATGACAGAGCGCGGCCTGGCCAGAATGCAATAACGGGAGGCGCTGTGGCTGATTTCGATAACCTGTTCGATGCTGCCATTGCCCGCGCCGATGAAACGATACGCGGGTACATGGGAACGTCAGCCACCATTACATCCGGTGAGCAGTCCGGTGCGGTGATACGTGGTGTTTTTGATGACCCTGAAAATATCAGCTATGCCGGACAGGGCGTGCGCGTTGAAGGCTCCAGCCCGTCCCTGTTTGTCCGGACTGATGAGGTGCGGCAGCTGCGGCGTGGAGACACGCTGACCATCGGTGAGGAAAATTTCTGGGTAGATCGGGTTTCGCCGGATGATGGCGGAAGCTGTCATCTCTGGCTTGGACGGGGCGTGCCGCCTGCCGTTAACCGTCGCCGCTGAAAGGGGGATGTATGGCCATAAAAGGTCTTGAGCAGGCCGTTGAAAACCTCAGCCGTATCAGCAAAACGGCGGTGCCCGGTGCCGCCGCAATGGCCATTAACCGCGTTGCTTCATCCGCGATATCGCAGTCGGCGTCACAGGTTGCCCGTGAGACAAAGGTACGCCGGAAACTGGTAAAGGAAAGGGCCAGGCTGAAAAGGGCCACGGTCAAAAACCCGCAGGCCAGAATCAAAGTTAACCGGGGGGATTTGCCCGTAATCAAGCTGGGTAATGCGCGGGTTGTCCTGTCCCGCCGCAGGCGTCGTAAAAAGGGGCAGCGTTCATCCCTGAAAGGTGGCGGCAGCGTGCTTGTGGTGGGTAACCGTCGTATTCCCGGCGCGTTTATTCAGCAACTGAAAAATGGGCGGTGGCATGTCATGCAGCGTGTGGCCGGGAAAAACCGTTACCCCATTGATGTGGTGAAAATCCCGATGGCGGTGCCGCTTACCACGGCGTTTAAACAGAATATTGAACGGATACGGCGTGAACGTCTTCCGAAAGAGCTGGGCTATGCGCTGCAGCATCAACTGAGAATGGTAATAAAGCGATGAAACATACTGAACTCCGTGCAGCCGTACTGGATGCACTGGAGAAGCATGACACCGGGGCGACGCTTTTTGATGGTCGCCCCGCTGTTTTTGATGAGGCGGATTTTCCGGCAATTGCCGTTTATCTCACCGGCGCTGAATACACGGGCGAAGAGCTGGACAGCGATACCTGGCAGGCGGAGCTGCATATTGAAGTTTTCCTGCCTGCTCAGGTGCCGGATTCAGAGCTGGATTCGTGGATGGAGTCCCGGATTTATCCGGTGATGAGCGATATCCCGTATGAAGAGGTAAATCATTTGATACTGCTGAAAAATCCGGGAGGAAAGTGGATTAAACGGGATTTGATGGGATAAAACAAACAGTTATGACATAAAACAGTGTTATGCACACAACATGCGATTTGATACTACTGTCGCAAATAAAGCTAAAAACGAAAAAATATTTGATACTACTGATTTCTGCGATTTTAACGTTTTAAACAGGTTAAAAAACCAGCCGCGGGCTATTGGAATTAGCCCGCCTTCGATTCTAAACTACTTGAGAGTTTATCGCTTTCAATTTCTGCCAAAATCTCTCTAACTCTTTCATCCGATAAATGCTCTAAAAGTAGAGCTGCTGAACGTTTTCGTCCTTCAAGTTGGATTAGTTCTTGATTCTCTGGTTCAAGTAACCGTGACAAGTACTTAGCTCCATTTAGCGCGAGGATTTTTGATAATCGCTCTGCCTCTGATGCTTCTAAAGCACTTAGTATAGCAAGAAGGCGCTGTAGCGTTATATCTAGGGGCAATTGGACGTTTTCATCTATTTTAGGTGATATTGGTTCTATATCCTCCTTGCCAAAAACAAGCCAATCAATGCTCACCCCTTCTGCAAAAGCAATCTGACTAGCTACTTGTAGAGATGGTGTCGCATCTTTCTCAAAGTAGTTGTTAAGTGTTGAGAACGGTAGCCCCCACGCCTTTGCTACGGCAGTCTTGGAGCGCCCGCGCATTAGCATGGCTAGGCGCTCTTTAATGCTTTCTTTTTGAAACACAGGAAAAGAAAAATCACTTTCTTTTTCAGCACTTCTTTCTTTTCTATTAACTATATGATTCATAAAGAAATATCCTTTAGTAGATAAAAACCACCAAAGAAAGAGGTAAAACACCTTTACTTTTCTTTTGTAGTGATCAAATATTTATCTGTAGAGATTATCCGGCGGTGTTATCCGCGCAGATAACTTTTAAGGATAAACGAATGATGTCTATAAATGAAGTTGTTAAACAGGACTGGCACCCCGCGCATGTTGTCGCGGCGGTGCATGTGAAGGGCTTTACTTTACGCTCACTGTCCGTTGAAGCAGGTTTAAACCAGGATTCTTTAAAGAATGCCCTGTACCGCAAATGCCCCAAGTATGAGCGCATTATTGCTGATGCTATTGGTGTTGCACCGGAGGAAATCTGGCCCAGCCGTTACGCTCGTAAGGTGGCATAAAAATGTTTGTGTCAGTTAATGAGCTTGTTGGGCTACCTGGTATGCCAGGAACTGCGCAAGGGGTGCGGTATTCCATAAAGAAAATGGCCTCATCTGAGCATTTCTGGCGCAAACGTGCGGGTTCCAAAACAATTGAATACAGCATCGACTGCCTGCCACCGATTACACAGCAGGCCTTGCGTGAGCGCCATGTGGCTCAACTGATGGCGACTGATCCGCAAGAGATAACTACCCAGCCTCCGGTAAAGCGTGAACGCAAACAAAATGTTGTTCAACCTGTTGAGGCATATCGCGGTTCACCACAACTGGTAGAAGAACGTCTGAATGCGCTTACGGAAAATCAACGTAAAGTTGCAGAAGCACGCATTGCTCTTGTCTGTGAAGTTCTGCGAATTAGCCAGGAGCCGGGATTCAGTTGTGCCAGCGCGATACGTTTTATTGTGGCGAGGTTAGCACAGGGCAACCTGGAAGACCGCCTGGAATCTTTGGTCATTACTGCTAATGCCCGTAAGGGGAAAGAACGAACCCTGAGCGCAATTACGCTCAAACGTTGGATTGCTGCATTTAACAAAGCACAGAATGCCGCAGAACGTCTGCTGTTGCTGGTACCAGGAAAACGCGACGAAATAAAACCGGAAGAAATTAGCTGGCTGCCTGAATTTCTGGCGCAGTATCGCCAGGCGAACGGCAGACCTATGTCTGAAGCCTACGAGGATTTTGTCGCGGAATGGCAGCGTCGCCATGCAGACGAACCGTACATGCTGGAGGTGATGCCTTCTTACGATGTGGTTCGTTATGCCATGAAGAAATTGCCGGAAGTGGTGAAACAAAAAGGACGCGTTACCGGCAGTGAATACCGTCAGCTTGAAGGATTCACCCGTCGCGACTGGACAGCTATGCCGGTGAATTATGTCTGGATTGGTGACGGTCACGGTATGAAGCTGAAATGTGCGCATCCGATCCATGGGCGTCCATTCTCACCGGAAGTCACATTTGTGATCGACGGTGGAACCCGGTTTGTTGTTGGCTGGAGTCTTGATCTTGCCGAGAACGTTTTCGCCGTTGCCGGAGCGATACAGCACGGCATTCGCAACCACGGAAAACCGTTCCTGTATTACTCGGATAACGGTTCTGGTGAAACGGCTGACATGCTTGACAAAGAGGTCGTGGGTATTCTGCCCCGCCTGGGGATTAAACACCCGACAGGTATTGCCGGTAATCCACAGGGGCGCGGCATTATTGAACGCCTGAACCGGACACTGCCGATGCGCATAGCCAGGAGGTATCGCACCTATTTTGGCAAGGGTGCTGACCGGGAATCGTTGCGTGTACTTAACCGTGATCTGCGTTCAGCGTTTAACGCCCTGCAACAGGACAGGCCTCTGAACGACCGCCAGAAAGCTGCAATGCGCGAGCTGCCATCATGGGCAGAACTTATCGAGGCTATTCGTGAAGGGGTGGAATGGTACAACAACCGCCCGCACTCTGAACTGCCGATGAAACCGAACGGGCAGCATTACAGCCCGGCAGAGTTCAGAAAAAAACGCCTAGCAGAAGAAGACACCGAAATTGAGTGGCTGAGTGATCTTGAGCTGCGCGACATGTTCCGCCCGATGGTGGAGCGTCCGGTAAGACGCTGTGAAATCAAATGGCTTGGCAATATTTATTACGCGCCGGAGCTGCGTGATGAACATGGCCGTAAGGTACTTGTCAGCTACGACATTCATGATGCCGAGCGAATTACGGTACGCCGTAAGGACGGCAGCTTTATCTGTGAGGCGATATGGAACGGCAATAAACGCGCTGCCTTTGCTGTCAGTGCGGAATATCACAAACAGCAGCAGCGTATTAAAGGAATGCGCAAACGCGCTGAGGAAAAAATTCGTGATGCTGAAGATGAGGGTATTCAGATTCTGGAACACAAACAGGCTGAACCCTGGCTGGATAATGTTTATCGCCCGGTTGGTAATGTGGTGGCAGTTCAGCAACCGGAATATGAAGAAGAGCGCGACGAAGAATTTGAACGCGATTTCAGACTGGGGATGCAAAAACTTTTTGCCATGCAGGAAGAAGATGATCCGTTGGCCTGAATAAAAAAACAGTCCGCTGTAACGGACTGTTAAACAAGGAAACAAAGTAAATCTGTAATGATGGAGGAAATACTATGACTGATATTGATGATGTTTTCAACACTATTAACACGTTGATTAACGAGGGCGACAAGTCCCAGGAAGATATTGCTGATGAAGCAGGAATGTCTCCGGCAACACTCTCGGCTCTGCGTAAAGGAGAGTACAAAGGTAATGTCGAAGGTATGCATGACAAATTGCAGAAATGGTATCAGGTCTGGCTTAAGGGACAGAATTTGTCAGGTGCCCCTGGTGTTGTGAAGACCCAGACATTTTGTGATTTGCATGAGCTGTTTAAAACAGTGCGCTCACTCGGGATTATCAGTGTTGTTGTTGGCGTACCGGGTGTCGGCAAAACTTTTGCTGCACGGGAATATTGTCGCAAGACAGCTAATGCCTGGATGGTGACGCTTGCTCCGGCACATTCGAGCGTAACTGAATGCCTCCTTGAAATAGCATATGCGCTGGAAATTAATAATCCGGGAAGAAATAAGGGGAATATAACCCGCGCCATTCGCAGAAAACTGGGCGGTGGTAAAGAAACCAGTGGTCGTGTTAACCCCCTGCTGATTATTGATGAAGCTGACCACTTAAGTGTGGATGGTCTGGAGCAATTACGCGCCATTCAGGATGCTACTGGCGTGGGGATGGTTTTAATTGGCAACCCGAAACAGATGGCGGATGCCACCCGTCGTGGGACTGATGAACTGGCTCGTCTGTTCAGCCGTTTTGCCATGACAAAACAACTGCGCAAAGTGAAAAAGACTGATGTGATGGCTGTAGCCAAAGCATGGGGAGTAACACAGGAAGATGAGCTGGATCTGCTGATGAGGGTTGCCGAAAAGCCCGGGGGATTGCGTGTATTAACTCACACACTGAATCATGCGTGGCTGGCGGCGAAAGGTGCTGGTTCATCCCTGAATAAAAGTCACATAAAAGCGGCTTTTAAGGAGGCTTACAGCAACCCTAAGTTGCTGAACTGGCAGTAAGGGGCATAAACCATGATGTCACGGAATATCAAAATGGCAACGGAAGTAAAGACCTGGTTACAGGAGCGCGGCAGCCACGTCAACGAATCATGGCTGGGCGTGGCCCGCCCGGTGCTTGAAATCACCTGCCCGCCACCAGAGCTGGTCAGAAACGCTGTCAGGATTATGGAGCATAAATCCGGGGTTGCCCGTTCAGTATGGACGGCCCGTCTTAATGGTTGTCAGATTATCTGGAGATAACGATGAGTATCAGGTCTGGAAAATATATTGAGTGGGTTAAACATTGTCAGCGCCACGGAGTGCCTTTGACGACATATAAATGCCCAGGATGTGGCAAACAACTTATGACGCAAAGTTCCCCCGAAAATGAAGTATGGGACTCCTTCACATGTTGTCCGTGGTGTAGTGGTGTTTTCTTTAAACAGGTAGAAGGCGCGAAAATAAAGGTCAGCGCAGTTATTCAGAATCAATAAGGAGAAACAAAATGGCAAAAGTGATCTTTGAATTTAACAGCCCGGAAAGTATGGAATATCAGGGAAAAGATGCTTCATGCATAAGCATGACCGTGCGGGCGGTTGAACTTTCCCCGGAGGAAAACACCGGACCGCATGACGCGCTTGCGTGCATTGTTGAGAGCATGGGACCGGAAATCATTGAAAAGGCATCCAGAGAGCTACTGAAATCAGCACGAGCCAAAGGACTGAATGCAAAAGGTGAGTTGTTCCCGTTTGATCCAGGTGCTGCCAGACATTAATTCATAAAGGAACGCTGACAATGAACGCCAAAATCAGAAACGAAATTCAGGCATTAATTCGGATTAAAGAGCGTAATAGCAATGGTGGAGACTTGCGCGAATTTATTTGCGCGCGCGAAGTTGAGGGATATGGCGAAAAGACTTACCTGATTGCATTCGACCATTACAGCATTTGTGCGCGTTATTGCGGGGAAGCGATATTCCGCGCCATTACGTTTGGCAATGCCTTCAATGTGGATTTATGGGAATACGTCATGGACCGCGAATACATCAGCGTGTCAGACCCGGACGCACGGGAGCAGTGGAAGAACATCTGGCGCGATTACCGGCAAATGGCGAAAGGCTGGACGCAGGGGACGTATTCTTCCCTTGCCCTGAAAGCGGTTCAGTTATCTGTGCGGCATATGCTGTCGGCACGATTCGAACTCCCGGTGCACTGATAAGGAGGGCATCATCATGATAACCCCTCGCAAAAGATGGTCACGTGAAGACCGAGAATTTATCGAAGCCAGTGTCGGGAAAATGACTGTTGAAGAAATGGCGAAAAAACTGAATGTTGCCACAAGCGCCCTGCGTGCGCATGCCAGAAGGTACGGAATATCGTTGTGTGTATACAAAATCAGTGAGCGCGACAAATATTTGTGTCGTGAACTTTATAAAGAAGGGTTGGCTATTCATGTGATAGCCCAAAAGATGGAATTAAGCAATCGTGCTGTATCCAGCATTGTATACAGCGAATATTAATTAACAGGAGCTTTATTTATATGGCTAAACCAGCAAAACGAATCAGGAATGCCGCAGCAGCTTATGTTCCTCAATCCCGGGATGCCGTGGTGTGTGATATTCGCTGGATTGGTGACCTGCAACGCGAAGCGGTACGACTTGAAACGGAAATGAATGACGCTATTGCTGAAATTACGGAGAAATACGCCTCACGGATTGCGCCGCTTAAAACCCGTATTGAAACCCTTTCAAAAGGCGTTCAGGGGTGGTGTGAAGCGAACCGTGACGAACTGACGAACGGCGGCAAGGTGAAGACGGCCAACCTGGTAACCGGCGATGTGTCATGGCGTCAGCGCCCACCATCAGTAAGTATTCGCGGTGTGGATGCGGTGATGGAAACGCTGGAGCGTCTTGGCCTGCAACGCTTTATTCGCACGAAACAGGAAATCAACAAGGAAGCGATTTTACTGGAACCGAAAGCGGTCGCAGGTGTTGCCGGAATTACAGTTAAATCAGGCATTGAGGATTTTTCTATTATTCCATTTGAGCAGGAAGCCGGTATTTAATACCACCACAAATATTTAATTAGTTCACTTTCTTTTAATTATGGCGCGATGCGTCAGGGGATTGCTCGCGCCTGAATCTGATATACGGGAAATAAAAAATGATTAATGCAAAAGTTCTGAGCGGCGTCAGCACATTATTACAGGTTTACGGCCGTCTGACCTGTGGCGTTCTGGCTGAAAAAATGAAGATGCCACCTTCCTCAATGGTGTATTTCCTGCGTGATGCGGTTGATGCCGGAGTTCTCACTGAATGCAACGGATTTTATGACGTTCCGCGCCCTCGTCCGACGCCGCCAGTAATACGAAACGCAACAACGGAGCACCCCGATGTTGATGATGCTCAATGGTGCGCGTTCCGCCGCTCTTTGCCCTGGCTGGAAGGCAATGCCATTCCGGCACTGGTAAAAGAATTTGCGACAGGCGTACTGACCTGCGAGTCGGTTTACATCGTTGCTGAAGTGGATGACGAGATGTGCAAACAGGGGATGCCCCGTTTTGTGATGGCGTATATCGATATCCGGCTGGGACGTTTTATTTGTGGTTCCAGTGGCTGGAATATCACCGGCCACGTCATGCGCTATCTCATTCTTGATTATTCACCAGCTCCGGCAGCAACACAGGAAGTCAGTGAACATGATTAAGTCAACTGGCTTTGTCCTGCTGGTTGGCACCTGCGGGAATGATGCCTGCGATGCCATTCCGGTAACGGAAAAAATCTGGCCCACAGAACAGGCATGTATGCAGGTGATGGAGCGCATACAAAAACGTTATCCCAGTGAAATCTTTTATTGCGAAGAGGTATTAAGAAATGAATAAACATGAAGATAAAGAAATGAAATTCACACCAGTTGATATTGATGGCGTCATGGCTAATTTAAAGATGCTGGAACGTATGCACGATATCGTTAAATATGGTATTGAGCATGACCTCACCGCCAGAGAAGTCCGGAGCATTATTAACCGTGAAATGAACCAGGTGGAAGCTGCCGTGGCGCTACAAAATGAAGCAGCCCGCGAGGAATACATTCGTCGCAGGCTGGGGCTATCAAATAAAGATATTCTTACGGATGCTCAGATGGCTGAGGCTTTTGATATTCATCAGGATCTTGGTCTAACAAACTGATGGTTTCAGTGATTAGCTGCGATATTTGCAGGGCGGAATCATTCGTTGTTCTCAATACCGGAGCCTCTGCAGCTACGACTGCAGCGGATTTGAGGATTGTTTTTCCTTCCTCTGCGGTAATCAGCCCCTTTCTGACAAGGAGTATCAGCAACCTTGAGGCAATGGTATACCCTGCAACATCATAAGGTTGTTCACTGTTTTTCATAAAAAGCTTCCTCTGTTTAGTGAGTGGATTCTGGCGGTGTTGCCGCACCGCCCCCTTTTCCGGAGGTACGATAATGAATCGCACATCCCTGATTAAATTAATTCATGTCGCCCGTCGTGATCTACAACTCGACGATGACACTTACCGCGCCTTTCTGGTGCAGTGCACAGGCAAGACCAGTTGCCGCGAGCTGACCGTCGCACAACTGGAACTGGTGCTCGATGCCATGAAAGAGCGCGGTTTTAAGAAGCAGAAAAAACATCCCCGCCGTCGCTTTAAGGGGCATGTCACACCACGCGAGAAGATTTACAAAATCTGGCAGCAGATGTTTCAGGATGGCTTTGTCGCTGATGGCAGCGATGTCGCGCTGGACAAATACGTTGCACGCCTGACGGCCAGACGTAATGGCGGTCAGGGTGTTTCCACGCTGGCCTGGTGTCACGGGGAATCGTTACAGATTGTGCTCAAAACGCTCAAGCAGTGGCACATGCGCTGCATCCGGGAAGCCTTTGCCCGACATGGTGTGCCGTTACCTGCAAGCCCATCCGGGCGGGAACTACGCGGATATGATGCACTGACCAGTGCATATGCCCGCGCACGAAACAGCGGGAGAATTGCTGTATGAAACAGATGAAAGAGCAGGATTTATTCGAAGACCTTCGGGACGACAGCGTTCTGGAATACCTTCATGATTACCAGGAAAACACCGCTTATCCGGCGTTACTTTCTGAACTGAACGCACTGCTGCGTAAAGAGCTGGCCCGGATTGGCGCAGACCCTGCCCATTCCCTTGAGCTGGTTGTGGCGATTTGTCGCCATATCGGCGGGATGCAGGTTTATGTTCCGAGGGGGAATATTCTGGAGAATCTTGTCCGGGATATGCGTATCTGGCGTGATTTTAACGGCCATAATATTCCTGAACTGGTTCAGCGTTACGGAGTGACGTATAAAACCGTCTACAAGGCCATCAAACGGATGCGGCGTCTGGAGCGTAATAAATACCAGCCGGATTTGTTTTACCACTCCCCGAACCTGCCTCACCCCGTTCGTCGTCCGCCACGACGCCCTTAATCAATGAAGCCGGTAAATCCGGCTTTTTTTATGCCTCCGGCACCATGAAGCAGACCACGTTTAAATCTGCTTCATGGTGCTTTTATGGTAAATCAAAAATTCTCCCCGGCTTTTGAACATGCGCTGAATTTCATTCTGCGTCCCGATATCGAAGGCGTCTATGTCAATGACCCCACTGACCGTGGCGGCGAAACCAAATACGGCATTTCTGACCGCCGCGACGGTGTGATTGACGGCCAAACCGATGTCAACGGCGACGGCAAACCGGATACCCGCATCAGGGATTTAACCCGCGAACAGGTTGCGCAGATTTACTGGCGCGATTACTGGCTGCCTGCCGGATGTGACCAGTGGCCTGATGGCGTGGCGATGTTTGTGTTCGATGCGGCGGTTCAGCATGGCGTTAAAAAAGCCATCAGGATTTTGCAGGAAGCCGCTGATGTGGATGCTGACAGCATCATCGGCCCCCGTACCCGTAAGGCCGTGAGCCAGTCCACCCCTGACTGGCTGCTGGCCCGCTGCATTGTCCGTCGTTCCCGCTTTTATGCCGACATCATCAAATCCAAACCCGCCCAGGGCAAATACCTGAACGGCTGGTTTAACCGCATGGAAAAGCTGACCGACGCCTGTCTGGAAATCATCGATACCCCTCTGGGCATCATGTCCGCCACGCGGGGGTGATATGGGCAAAGGCTGGGATGCCTCTCTGAAAGCCGGGCGGCGCGACCGCCTGCGTCAGGAGGTTCTGCACCGTATGGCCGGAGGTCCGCCCCCGAAACCGCTGGACTATACCGGCCATGACGGCACACACGCCAGCTACTACATGCGTGGCTGGAACTCCGTGGATACACGGGACATTTTCTGGCAGTGCCAGAAGTACAGGGAAAAATTCAATGTGGAAAAAGGTTATGAACAAAATTTTAAAACTATGTGACTGGCTGATTTGTTCCCGACTGATGAGAACCCCATGGCCGCTGGCCGGACTGACGCTCTGTATGTTCATCATCAGCATGTTATGTGGCTGGCGATCGTTCGTGCTGATGTTGTTGTCCTTTGCCGGGGTGGTGTTGTTTTCATACAGCGCAAGCCTCGGGAATGTGCCATTTCGCCTGCTGCCTGAGGTCCGTTACCGGGCTTTTGGTCGCCACATCATCGTGTGGTCATGGGTGGTCTGGGCGCTGGGATATTTCTGCTGCGTCTTCAGCACGCTGATGATGATGTCACCGGCACACCCGGTGTTCTGGCTGTGTGGTGGCGGTTGCGGCGCTCTGCTCTGTCTTCAGCGTTATCTGTATGGAGGTTTCCCGTGGATCCGTTAACCCTTTCAGGCATCGCCTCCGTTCTGCTGAAAGCCGGGCCGGGGCTGATTCGTTCCGTCGGGCGCTGGTTTGGTGGCGGTACATCTGCCGCCGCTGACTCGGTGGCCGGTATGGTGGAAAGCGTCCGGGAAAGCCTGCCGGTGGCTGAACAGCAGCGCGTTCTGGAACAGAAGATGGCGATGTTACCACCGGAACAACAGATACAACTGGAAACCCTGAAAATTCAGCTGCAACAACTGGAGGTGGAGCGGCAGAAGCTGGTGCTGGCTGACCAGCAGGCCGCACACCACGAACAGCAGGAAACCATCCGCAATGGTGACAATGCCACGGACAGCTATGTGCGCCAGACGCGCCCGCTGCTGGCCCGCCTTTCCTGTTACAGCGGTCTGGCCTATGTGCTGTTGCTCTCCTGCGGCCAGATTGCCGGAGCCATTGCCGGTGCCAGAGGTATCACGCTGCATATGCCGTCACCGGACTGGGATATCACGCTGATGTTGCTTACCCCGGCGCTGGGCTATCTCGGCGTGCGAACCCTTGACGGCTTTGCCCGTTACAGCAAATCAAGCCGTCACAAAATGTCTGCGGGGCCGAAATGACCGACGAAATCGATCGCATCAGTGAAGTGGTTCTGAACGAGCGTCAGAGCGTCGTTAAAGCCTGGCAGACACGGACAAAAGAAACGCCCCACAGCCGGGGCTTCTGCAATGACTGCGGGAACATCATTCCGGCACAGCGCCTTGCGGCGCTGCCGGATGTGGTGACCTGTATTGACTGTCAGCAGATACGGGAGCGCAGGAGGAAGACGTGTCCTGGGAAGTGATCAGAGCCAACTGGCCCATTCTGTGGGCACTGTTAATGACAGCGATAAACCTGATTCAGCTGATTCTGGCGAAGACCTACGTCAAACGCGAAGAGTTTGATTCGCTGCGTTCCCGTGTGTCGGTGATGGAAGGTCTGGTGAATCAGCTACCCGACCGCAATGAATTTCACCGCCTGCAACTGGATATCAGCAACCTGCGGGGAGAAATCAAAGAGCTGGGGCCATCCATCCGCCAGGTATCCCGCATCAGTGATTTGTTATTAGAGAACGAGTTAAAGGAAAAAAAATAATGGCGATGAAAGAGATCCTCACTGAAGACCGTCGTCTGGTGTTGCTGCGTTCCCTGCTGGACTGTGGCGACAGCGCGAATGAATCCGTGTTGCAGACCTGCCTTCAGGCCTACGGTCATAAAGTATCCCGTGATGTGGTGCGCACCCAGCTTGCATGGCTGCGCGAGCAGGGGCTGGTTCGTCTGTCTGATGTGGGCGGCTGTTACGTGGCTGAAATAACCGGCAGCGGCGAGGATGTGGCAAACGGTCTGTCCGGTGTGCCGGGCGTTAAAAAACCCCGTGCGAGGGACTGAGCATGACCCGAAAACTGAAGCCGTTAAGCCGCGGAGAACGTGCCGTTATATGGCGGCTTGCGCACTGTCTTGTGCTGGCGGATATCGAACAAAACGCTATTGCCCGTGCATACGAACAACAGACCGGAAAGCCCTGGAACCCGGATGCACCGGATACCCCCATGAAACGCTTACTTCGGTCATCACCGGCATGTGCGCGGCTGTGGAAGCTGCTGGGTAAGGATATCCGCTCCGTTCGCGAAGAAATATACGCCGGTCTGAAAACACCGGGAACTGAAGATGGGGGCCGTCGTGAACCGTAAAAAGAATCCGATAAGTAAAGCGTCCCGTGATGAACTCCGCCGTCTGGCGCACAACCTGACATGGCGGGAAATCCAGAACGGCGCACTGAAATCTGCATACGAAAGTTTACAGCGTAGTGAGCAACAGGAGCGCACACATGGAAAATGAACAACGTCCCACCCGTGGTCGTCTTTCCAAAGTGGATTTACTCCCGGACAGTATCCGGGAGCAGTTGCATCAGATGCTGCGGGAAAAGCGGCACACGCAGGAAGAAATCCGCGAAGCCATCAACGCCCTGATTGACGAACACAACCTGCCGGAAGAGATGCAGTTAAGCCGGACGGGTTTAAACCGTTATGCCAGCCGCATGGAAAAAGTCGGGGCCAAAATCCGCGCCTCCCGCGAAATGGCCGAAGTCTGGGCGGCAAAGCTGGGTTCCGCGCCAACATCAGACGTCGGCAGGCTGCTGATGGAGTTTGTAAAAACGCTGGCCTTTGAAACGTCCATGTCGATGGCAGAAGACGACAAACCTGTAGCACCAAAGGCGCTGGGGCAACTGGCGCTGGTTGCCCAGCGTCTGGAAGCGGCAGCCATGACCAGCCATAAACGCGAGAAAGCGATCCGCGATGCGTTTGCGCAGGAGATGGCTGAGAAAACCGAAGAGCTGGTCAGAACGGGTGGTCTGTCAGGCGGTGCGGCTGACACCATCAAACGAGACATTCTGGGGATTAGCGTATGACGCAGATGGACACGTTCAGTGAATATGATGTTCTGCTGCCGTATCAGAAACGCTGGGTGGCGGATGATGCCGACCTGAAAATCGCCGAGAAATCCCGCCGTACCGGTTTAACCTGGGCGGAGGCGGCAGATGCGGCACTGACGGCATCGCTGAAGAAGGAAGACGGCGGGCGCGATCACTTTTATATCGGTTCGAACAAGGAGATGGCCCGCGAATTTATCGAGGCCGTGGCGATGTGGGCGAAAGCGTTTAATGCGGCAGCGGAAGAAATCTGCGAGGAAGTGATCACCGACGAAGACAAGGACATTCTGACGTTCGTCGTGTACTTCGCCAGCAGTTTTAAGGTCAAGGCACTGTCCAGCAACCCGAGCAACATTCGCGGGATGCAGGGGAATGCCACCATCGACGAGGCCGCGTTCCATGAAAAACTGGACGAGCTGCTGAAGGCGGTGCTGCCGCTGAAAACATGGGGCGGCAAAATTCGCCTTATTTCCACCCATGACGGCGTGGACAACCTGTTTAACCAGCTGATTCAGGAAAGCCGCGCGGGCAAAAAAGATTACAGCATTCACACCATCACGCTGGACGACGCCTGCAATGACGGGCTGTACCGGCGTATCTGTCAGGTGCGCGGCATGGTGTGGTCACCGGAGGCCGAGGCGGAATGGAAAGAAGGCCTGCTGCGAAATACCGCCACCCGCGAAGACGCACTGGAGGAATATTACTGCGTCCCGAAAAACGGCGGCGGCACGTATATCCCCCGCTCACTGCGTGAGCGTGCAGCCCGTGGCACCGGGAAAGTGTTGCGCTTTACCGGCACACCGGAATTTAACGCACTGACGGAAAGCCAGCGCCGGGCAGATATCCGGGAATGGCTGGAAACGGTGGTGCGCCCTGAACTGGAAAAACTCCCGAAGAACCTGCGCCACTGTCTGGGGGAAGACTTTGCGCGTTCGGGTGACCTGACCGTCCTGGCCCCGGTGACGGTGAACGATGACACCACCCGCGAGGTGCCGTTCCTGGTTGAACTTGCCAATGTGCCGTTTAAACAGCAGGAGCAGGTGCTGTTCTGGCTTTGCGATTGTCTGCCCCGCCGTGACGGCATCAAAATGGATGCGCGGGGGAATGGTCAGTATCTGGCAGAACAGGCGGCAGAGCGGTACGGCGATGAAGTGGAACAGGTGATGCTGTCCGTGGCGTTCTACCGCGAAAACATGCCCCGGTTCCGTGCAGCGTTTGAAGATGATGAGCTGATCCTTCCGAAGCATGAAGACGTGATAAACGATCTCGGAGCCATTCAGTTACTGCGTGGCGTTCCCGGCATTGATGATTCACGAACCAGAGGCAGCGACGGTCACAAACGTCACGGCGACGCCGCTGTGGCCATTTTCCTGGGGTTCCTTGCCAGCAAGGATGACTGCCACCGTTACGAACTGCACCGCCTGAACCGCCCGGCGAAACCGGAAGAACGCAACGCGCGCCGCCAGATGAGGCTGACACGCGGTCTGAAAAATGAGGGAGGTTTACTGTGAACCTGAAACAACTGGCCGGGGCCGTTCGCCGTCTGCTGAACCCGGCAACCGGTGAGGAAGACACGCTGAAAAAAGAGACGCTCGATGAAATACAGGCCCGTCCGCATCAGGCTGGCGTGCGCTCGGCCTCGCCGGGCATCAGCATTGCTTCCGGGCTGAATCCCGGCAGGCTGGCAGGCATTCTGCGCAATGCCGCCGACGGCATCACGCGTGATTTTTTTATCCTTGCCGAAGAGATGGAAGAACGCGATTTGCATTACGCCTCGGTACTGCGCACCCGCAAGCTGACGGTGGCGGGTATTGAACCGGTGGTGGTGGCCGCCAGTGACGACGATGCCGATGTGCAGCTGGCGGATGCCATCCGTGAGCTGATGGCCGCGCCGCAAATCCCCGAGCTGATGTTTGATCTGCTTGACGGGCTGGGGAAAGGCGTGGCGGTCTGTGAAATTCTGTGGAACACCCGCAATAACCACTGGGTGCCCCGTGATTATGAGTGGGTTGATCCCCGTTTTCTGAAAGCCGAAAAACCCACGCTGCGCCAGTTCCGCCTGCTGACGGACGATGAGCCGGTGGATGGCGTACCGCTGACACCGGGAAAATTCATTGTTCACCAGCCGCGCCTGAAATCCGGTCTGCCGCTGCGTAACGGTCTGGCCCGTCTGGTGGCGGTAATGTACATGCTGAAATCCTATACCGTGCGCGACTGGTGGGCATTTGCGGAAAAATTCGGTATTCCGGTCACGGTGGGGAAATACGGCCCCAATGCCACGGAGGAGCAAATCCGCGTGCTGATTGATGCGATTGCCTCCATTGCCTCGGATGCCGGGTGTGCCATTCCGCAGTCCATGCAACTGGAGATGCAGGAAAACGCCAGCCGGAATAACGGCGGCGCGCTGTTCCGTGAAATGGCGGAATGGTGTGATGCGCAAATCAGTAAAGCCGTACTGGGGCAGACCATGACCACGGATAACGGCAGTTCGCGTTCACAGGCGGACGTGCACAATCAGGTGCGCATGGACATTGTGCGCTGGGACGCGCGGCAGCTGGCTAACACGCTGAATGAATATCTGGTGCGTCCCTACATTGAGGCCAACTACGGGCCACAGGCGCACTATCCCCGTGTTGTTCTGCGTATCAGTGAAGCGGAAGATCTGAAGGCGCTGACAGACGCTCTGGTGCCGCTGATTGACCGGGGGATGCGGGTTCAGGAATCGGAGCTGCGGGACCGGTTCGGTCTTGCTGAGCCGGATGAAGGGGCCGATATTCTGCATCCGGTTTCTGCCGGAATGTCAGGTGAAATGGCGATGAACCGCGAGCGCGTCGCCCTGAACCGGGAACACCCCGACGAACTGGCACAGATGGTGGATGATGCCCTGCGTGACTGGCAGAAAACCGGCGAGGCGTTCACGAACCCGGTGCTGACACTGGCGCAGGAATGCGACAGTTTTGATGACTTTCTGAAACGCCTGCCTGAGCTTCAGGAAACGCTGAACGCGGACGACTTTGCCCTGCAACTGGCGGAGGTGTGCTTTAAGGCCCGTGCGCTGGGGGACACCGGTCATGCGTGAAACCCTCATCCCGAAAGAGGCGCTGGCGTGGCTGAAGGCGAAGAAGCTGCGCCCCGGTTTTGATTACCGGGATGTGTGGCGGGAAGAACACCGGAACAGCTTCACCGTGGCAAAAATGCTGCAACTGGATTTGTTGTCGGATGTGAAAGCCCTTGTGGAAGACGCCCTGCAAAGCGGGCAGACGTTCAGCGAGTTCCGGGAGGCGCTGCAACCGCTGCTGATAAAACGCAGATGGTGGGGCGTACAGGAGATGGATGATCCGCTGACAGGCGAAAGGCGCACCGTACAGCTGGGCAGTGACCGCCGCCTCCGCACGATTTTTGACACCAACATGCGCACCGCCCGCGCGGCGGGCCAGTGGGAACGCATCCAACGGACAAAGCGGGCCATGCCGTATCTGATTTACGAGCTGGGACCATCCCGCGAGCACCGGGCGGAGCATGTGAAATGGGCGCGTCTGTGTCTGCCGGTTGATCATCCGTTCTGGCTGACACATTTCGCCCCTAATGGCTGGGGCTGCAAATGCACCACCCGTCAGGTCAGCCGTGGTGAATATGCGCAACTGGCGGCACAGGGCACCATTCACACCGAAGCGCCGGAAATCCGGACCGTCCGTTGGGTGAACAAACGCACGGGCGAAGAGGAAGATGTGCCGGAAGGGATTGATCCGGGCTGGAACTACAATCCCGGCATAAACCGTGAGCAGGCGCTGGCGCGCCAGCTGGCGACAAAACAGGCCCGTTTTGACAGTGAGTAACCCTCCCGCCGTAAATCCCCCTGAAACGCATCAGAAACGCGTTTTTTATTCTGATGGCGTGAATGTGCATTCTGACGTTTTTGAAGATGCTGTGGCGTTTTTGAAGGGGTTTTGAAGGGGGTATTTCCCCGTTTTCAGTGAAGCCGGTAAATCCGGCTTTTTTTCTGCCTTCCGCATACTGACCGGCGGTAATCCCAAACGACGGAGACTGACATGCAACCGGAACTGCTGGCGCTGTGTTTTTCCCTGCCAGAACCCATCCCTGAGCTGACACCGGCTCAACTGCCGGAATGGCTCGAACTCGTCCCTGCGGGTGAGTTCACCGGGCGCGATGGCCGGACGTGGATTAACCACAATCCGCATGAGGTGGTCACCCGTTCGTCCGACATCAAAATTCCGGTGGACATTGAACACGCCACCGAAATTAAAGGGCAACGCGGTGATGAAGCCCCGGCGTATGGCTGGGTGGAAGAACTGCGCGTGACGGACAGCGGCACCATTGAAGGGCGTGTTGTCTGGAGCGAGTCCGCCCGCTGGATGCTGAGCGAGCGCCGCTACCGCTATTACAGCCCGGCGTTTTTCTTTGACGCAGACGGTGTGGTGACGCGCCTGTCCAGCGTCGGGCTGACCAACAAACCTAACCTGGATTTTCCTGCACTGAATACGGAGAAAAACCCGATGACAGTACCTGTGCAAATCACCGGCCTGCTTGGGCTGGCTGAATCTGCCACGGTGGACGATACCGTGGCCGCCATTAAACAACTTCAGGAGAACGAACAGGTGGCGCTGAACCGCGCACAGACACCTGATCTGACGAAGTTTGTGCCGGTGGAAACCCACAATCTGGCACTGAACCGTGCCGAAACCGCAGAAAAACGCCTTCAGCAACTGGCAGAGCAGGAAGCAGAAGCGCTTGTGGATGCGGCCATTGAGGCCGGAAAAGTGGCCCCGGCAAACCGTGACATGTTCCTTGCCACCTGCCGTACGGAAGAAGGCCGCAAACAGTTTGCGGAGTACACCAGAGGTGCACAGCCGCTGGTGAACAACGACAAGCCCAGCCAGGGCAAGGATAAACCCGCGCAGACACTGACCGACGCCGAACTGGCGATGTGCCGCAGCATGGGTATTACCGGGGAAGAGTTCCTCGCCGCTAAACCTAAACAGGAGAATAACTGATGGGAGCAGTCACTTCCGAAGTCCTTCACGCGCTGACCACCTGTCTGAGCGCCGCTTATACCCGTGGGCTGAGTGGTGTCACCCCACAGTGGCAGCGCATCGCCTCTGAAATCCCGAGTTCGTCCGCCTCCAATACCTACGGCTGGATGAAAGATTTACCGGAGATTAAGGAATGGGTCAGCGCCCGTCAGATGGCAACGCTGGACGGTTATGGTTACACCCTTGCGAACAAAACCTGGGAAAGTTCGATCCGCGTTAAACGCGAACACATTGAAGACGAACAGATTGGTCAGTACAGCATTATCGCTGAACGCTATGGCCGCCAGACGTCGGAGTTCCCGGACAAGCTGTGTTACCCCCTGCTGTGTGCCGGGTTTAACACCCTGTGTTTTGACGGTCAGAACTTCTTTGATGAAGACCACCCGCTGGGCGACGGCACATACAGCAACGTTGTCGGCACCCCGGCATCAGACCAGGGGGAACCGTGGTTCCTGATTGATGATTCTCAGGTACTGAAACCCATCATCTGGCAGACGCGACGCGCCTTTAAGTTTGAAGCCCTGGATGATCTGAACAGCGAGCACACCTTCAAGAATAACGAGTTCCTTTACGGGGTGGACGGTCGCTGCAATGCGGGCTTCGGCTTCTGGCAGACCGCCGTCGGTTCCCGTGCGGCACTGACAGCGGAGAACTACGAGAAGGCCAGCAATCTGCTGCTGGGTATGAAGACCACCAACGGTGAACCGCTGGGCATCCGCCCGACCACCCTTGTGGTGGGGCCGAGAAACCGCGCGGACGCGAAGCGCATCATTGACGCCATGCTGGTTAACGGCGGCGATTCCAACATCTGGTACAAGGATGTGGACATCGTGGACAGCCCGTACATCACCACCCCGGCATAACCCGTCATCCGTAATCTGTTGTAACCCGCAGTTAAAAGGCGCTGTGAATGCCCTTTTAACTGCCTTTTAAAAGGCAGAGTCATGAGTGAAAAAGCAGGAACCAAAGGCGCGAAAGCCGCAAAGAACAGCGCTGCACAGGAAAACCCGGCACCGCTGGCAGACGTTATTATGGCTGACGGTCAGGCGAATGAACCACGTCCGGCTGAAGACCCGGTTGCTGTACAGGGTGACGCCCCTGTCCGGCTGAACGTCCGGGCCGTGTCTGAAAACGGGTTCTGGCGCTGTGGCCGTTTCTGGTCACATGCCGGTGAGGATGTGGCGGTGACCGCTGCGGTTGCCACCCGCCTGATGGCAGAGCCGAATCTGATTGTCCGGGAAGCGGAGAAAGGCTGATGGGGTACATCACGCAGGAAGACCTGTTACGCGCGGACGGCAATCTTGTCTGGAACATGGCGATTAACCGGGAAACCAACGGGCTGGATGAAGACAAAATCCGTCAGGCCATCAGTGATGCCGAAGCGGAAATTGATTCGTTTCTGTCCCGCCTCTACCAGCTGCCGCTGGGAGTGACGGAAATCCCGCGCCCGCTGCAACGCGTGGCGGTATCGCTGGCGTTTTACTGGTTGTCAGAGCGTGACAATCAAATCACTGAGCTGATCCAGAAACGCTACGACGACGCCATTAAAACCCTGCGTGAGATGGCGAACGGCACCCGTGATCTGGGCCTGCCGACGTATGCCACCCCGGCAGAAACCGACCACGGGAAAATCATTGTGGTGGGTGCCAATGCCCGGCTGTTCACCCGTAACAACCTGAAAGGGGTGCTGTGATGGGGATTTCTGTACAGATCAGCGGTGACCAGCGGCTGGAGGATATCCGCCGTGCCGTTGAAAAGCTGGCAGATGGTTCATTGCAGGCAGAGCTGCTGGAGAGCATTGGTGCGGTGGTGGAATCACAGACCCGCCGCCGCATCATCGATGAGAAAAGCAGTCCGGGCGGACAACGCTGGCCGGACTGGTCTGACGGGTACAAAAAGACCCGCCACGGCAACCAGAGTCTGCTGCGTGGTGAAGGCCATCTGCTGGAGAGTATCCAGTACATCGTGGAAAACCGCGTGGTGCGTATCGGTTCACCGCTGGATTATGCCCGCATCATGAATGACGGCTTTTCCGGCAGTGTGCCGGTCAGCGCCCACAAACGGCTTATCTCGCAGTGTTTCGGGCGGGCGCTGAAATATCCGGTCTGGCAGACCGTCGGCGCACATAACCGCATGATGAACATTCCACAACGTGAATTTCTGGGGCTGTCTTCTGCCAACCAGCAGGAGCTGCAACAGGTTATCAGTCATTTCTGGAAGGAGGTTCTGCCATGACAGAACAACGCCCTGAACTGCGCACACCGGGGAGCACCGTTGCGGCCGCAGAGCGCATTGTGGCCTGGCTGAAAACAGCACTTCAGGGGAAAACCCCTGACCGGGCCGACGTGGTGGAGCGTCACATCGGCCAGTTCAACAGCCCGGAAGAAGTGAAGCGCTATCTGTCCGGTCGCACCGGCTGTATCCGGGTAGCTGCCCTGCGTGTCCGGGATATCAACCCGCGCGGTGGGCTGTCCGGTCTGGTTACCTGGGTGGCTTACATCATGGCAACGGATTCGTGGGGGTATTCCCGCGACGTGCGCTGTGAAGTGCTGGCCGGAAAGGTGATCAAACGCCTGCTGTCGTCGGATGCCACAGCAGGCATGGGGGCTGAACGCCTGGCTGCTGATGTGCGGGCAGACAACATTTACTCCGCCAGCCTCGACGGGCTGGGTGTCACCATGTGGGCGGTGACGTGGGAGCAGGAATTCCGGCTGGATGAAGAGATTGATCTCGCCGCGCTCCCGGACTTCCTGCGCCTCGGGGCAACGCTGCGCTGCGGTGAACACACTGAAATTAACGACGTGATCCATGTACGGGGTGACGATGGAACAGAAACTGATTAAGCCAGCGCGGGAAAACGTCCGTGTCCGTAAACCGGATGGCGCGCATTTATCCCCGGAAGGGGAACGTCTCGACGTCTGCGCTTACTGGCTGCGCCGTGAAGCCGAGGGAGATGTGGAAATAACCGCGCTTCCGAAAAATAGCAACAAAACCAGAGGGAAAAAATAATGTCGCTGGGTTCAATTCCTGATGATATCCGCGTCCCGCTCGTCGTGATCGATATTGACAATTCACAGGCGCTGGACAGTGCATCCGCGCAAAGCCGAAAAATTCTGGTCATGGGCCATGCGGTATCGTCCGGCAGCGCAGACGCCCTGTCACTGACCCGCATCACCAGTGACAGCCAGGCAGAGCAGCTTTATGGCAAAGGGTCGATGCTGGCTGAAATGCTCAAAATACTGCGTCGTGCCAACACGTACACGGAAACCTGGGCAATGCCGGTTGCCGCACCTGTTGGCGCTGCCGCAAAAGCCACGCTGACCGTGCTGGGGACAGCAACAGAGGCCGGAACGGTGGCTCTGCTGATTAACGGTGTCTCCGTTCAGGTGGGCGTGAGCGCCGGGGATACCAAAGAAAACATTGCAAAAGCCATTGCTGATGCGGTGACGAAAAAGCCTGCCACGCAGGTGGCCGCTGCGGTGAAGGATGATGCCACGGATACCGTGGAGCTGACCGTGAACTGGCACGGCGTCACCGGCAACGGTGCCGACGTTCGCCTGAACTACTACACCGGTGAAGCCTTCCCGGCAGGTGTGAAGGTGACCGCAACCGCGTTTACCGGCGGCACCGGGACACCGGAAATGGCAGACGCCGTTGCGGCCATCGGCCCGGAGTGGTTTACCGATATCATCGCCCCGTTCACCGACACGCAAAGCCTGAACACCCTGCGTGATGAACTGCTGAACCGCTGGGGGCCGCTCAGGATGATGGAAGCGCAGCTATGGACGGCGTTTCGTGGCACGCACGGCGAGACAGGCACGTTTGGTGAAACCCGCAATGACTGGCTGATTAGCTGTATTGGCACCAACCTGTCACCGCACCCGGCGTGGATGTGGGCCGCGTCATACGGCGCAACGGCAGCGTATCACCTTGCCATTGACCCGGCGCGTCCGCTTCAGACGCTGGTCCTGACCGGCATTCTGCCGCCTGCGCGTAATGTTCGCTGGGATATGCCGGAACGTAACCTGCTGCTGCATGACGGCATTGCCACGCACATGGTGGACGCCGGGGATAACGTCTGCATAGAGCGTGAAATCACCATGTACCGGGTTAATCAGTACGGTGATGCGGATGTGTCGTACCTTGATGTGCAGTCGCCCGCCACGCTGGGCCGTATCCGTTACATCATCAAAAACCGTTTCTCGAACCGTTATCCGCGCCACAAGCTGGCGGATGATGACGTGCTGGACTCGCTGGATGCGGGGCAGCCGGTGATGACGCCGAAGCTGTGCACCGCAGAGCTGCTGGATATCTGCCAGACCGAACTTATCCCGGCAGGCCTTGTGGAGAACTTCAGCGATTACAGGGACACGCTTCAGGTGACACGCGACAGCAGCGATAAAAACCGCCTGAACTTTATCTGCCACCCGAATCTGGTGAACCAGCTGCGTGTGCTGGCAGGCCTGATTCAGTTCAGAGTTTAAGGGGACCACATGGCAAAAATTCTTGGCATGGCGACCATTCGCGTGAATGGCCGCGAAATTAAAACCGAGGGGAAATCCATACTGAATCCGGGCGGCTTCAGCCGCACCCAGCATATGGGCGGCGGCAAGGTCTGGGGCATCTCCAGCAAGATGGCCTCGCCGTCCATCAAAGTGACCATTGCGGCGGCAGCGGATATGGACGTGATTGAAATCAGCAGCTGGGAAGACGTCACGGTGATGTTCTACGGCGACAACGGCCTGAACTACATGATGACAGGTTCAGCCACGGATAACCCGGCGGAGCTGGACGAGGATTCCGGCACCATCAGTGCCAACTTTATCGGTGAAAAATGCGTGAAGGTGTGACATGGCTGAAATGACATTTGAACTGAAACACGGGCTTCTGACCGGCAAAGGCACGGCAGATGAAACCCTGCATAAAACCGTGAAGCTGCGCGAACTGACCGCCAGTGACGTGATTGATGCACAACTGGCCGCAGAACGCGTCGTCATGGGCGGGAACGGAAAGGCGGTGGCCTACTGTTCTGAAGTGCTGATGGGACTGGAAATGATGCGCCGTCAGGTTGCGTCAATCGGCAATATCCCCGGTCCGCTGGACATGAAACAGCTGCGAATGCTCCACCCGGCAGACCTTGAGCTTATCAGCACGAAAGCGGCGGCGCTGGATGAAATGCTTGAGGAGGTGGCAACGCGGGGGCGAACTGATGCCGCTGGCAGCGGCACTGATGAACCTGCTGGTTAACCTGTCCCAGAGATTCAGCGTTCAGTACCTGGAACAACTGCCCCTGCGGCAGTTGTTCCGCCTGATAAAGCAACTGGAGAAACAGCATGGCAACAGGTAACCGTCTCAGTACGGAAATCATGATCAACCTTGCCGGGAACCTGACCGCCAAAGCCCGGCAGTACGGCGCAAATATGTCGCAGTTCGCGCGTAATCATCAGAAGGCAATGAGCCTTGTTAAAGCCACTACGGAATCTGCCACACGTGGCCTCGATGTGCTGGGTAACCGCTACACGGCGATGATTGCCGGTTTTGCGGGTAGCGCCATGATGCGTGAGTTTGCGCAGGTGGATCGCCGGATGACCCGTATTGGTATTTCCGCAGAAAAGACGCGCGAAGAAATGGCACAGATGCTGAATGGTATTCAGGACGCCGCCATCAAATTTAAGGTTGATGACAGTGAACTGATAAGCGCGGTGGAAAAAGTTGGCACCGTGACGGGTGAGATTAATTTTGGTTTCAAAAACAAGGAGATGATGGCGGCATCCATCGCCGCTTCCGGAAGTTCAGGGGAAGCCATCGGCTCGCTGTTTTCTCAGTTTACGAAGTTCGGGATTAAGGATGAAAACGATGCCTTAAAGGCAATGGATACCCTGAACCTGCTGGGAAAAGAAGGTGCCTATGAACTGAAAGACATCGCAGAAAAAGCAACCCGTGCGATGTCGCTGTATTCCGCTGCGGGCGGACGTGGTGTGCAGGGTGTCAGGGATGTTGGGGTTGTGCTTGAATCTGCGATTGATGCAACCGGAGATCGGGATACTGCGGCTACAGTAGTAGAAAACCTTATAAAAGATTTGCAAAAAACAGGAACCGTAAAGGTTCTTAAACACAATGGCATTAACGTATTCGATAACGAAGGAAATATGCGTTCATTGCCCCTTCTTCTTCAGGAGATTGCCGCACGCTCCGGAAGTAAAGGTACAGAAATACAATCCCAACGGCTGGATGAAGCCGGGTTTCTTGATGATGCAACAATGTTAATCAAAGCGGTAACCTCAGGCAAAGGCGCAGAAAACCTGCAACGTTATATGAAGGTTACAGGTGATGGAAAAGGCATCATGAAGGATGCCGCATATGCTGCACAGGATTTTACGTCGGCCATGCAGGCGCTGGAAACCAGCTGGAAAAAATTCTCCCACCATCAACTGGCAAAACCCGTTCAGGACCTGGCTGATGCCATCAACAGCGTGGACCAGAACACCGTCCAGAACTGGTTGCAGGTCGGTAAATATATGGCGATTGCTGTGGGCGGCATTATCGCCATCAGAAAAACGTACCAGTTAGGTAAAACCCTCCACGACATCATGAATCCCAAAGGGAAAGGCAAAGGAATACCCGGCGGCATTACGGATGTTTTCGGCTCCGGCGTGATGCCGGTTTATGTGGTCAATATGGGCAGTGGCGGGATGAATGGTAATACCGGCGGTCTGCCGGATACACCGGATTCATCGCGCAATCCCCGCAATCCTCGGGGGCCGGGTAACCGTGGAGGAAAGGCAGGTAAAGGCGCTGGCATCATTGCCGGTGCTCTGGAGTTTTACGATTTTCTGACCACACAATACGCCCTGCCGGGTGAGGTTGACAGTCTCACTAAATCCGTTGCCGGTGATGCCAGCGCCAGCCAGTGGGAACGTGAGTTCGCGCAACAAGGTCAGGACAACCAGAAAGCGCTCGAGTCCGTCTGGCGTAAGGTAACGGACTGGTTCAACTCGCTGGGTGACAAGAACATTGCTGACCCGCGACCGTGGGCAGGTATGCAACCCACACAGAATTATCCTTTCCTTTCGCAGCAATTGCAGGGGGAAATCCGTGTGGTGGTGGAAGGTGATGCCCGCGTGAAAAGTGTCAGAGTGGATCAACCCGGCGTCAGACTCAGTGCGCAGGCTGGCGTCACCAGCGTGGAGCAAGGGTAATGACAACGAGCAAAGGCAAATGGGACGGGCTGCGCGATGCCTCGTTTCGCGGCGTCCCCTTCTTTCTGGTGGATACGGAAGGCACCGGTGGCCGTCGTGCCATTCCCCGCGCGTATCCCCGGCGCGAAACCGCCTGGACGGATGATAACGGGGCCGTTCCGGGGCAACAGCAGATTAACGCAAAGCTGCCAGGTAAAAACTTCCAGGATGATTTAAACGCCCTTTTAGACGCGCTCAATACCCCCGGCCCCGGCGAGCTTATCCACCCGTGGTTCGGGATACAGACCGTACAGGTTGGCAAGGTCACCCATCGCCTCAGCACGGAGGAAGATGGCATTGCATATGTCACCTTTGAAGTGTTTGAGGCAGGCGAGCGCCTGTTCCCGTCTGCGGCGGATAACACGCAGCAGGAGGTGCTGACAGGCATTGATGCGGTAAAAGCGGCCATTGATGCTGGCGACTGGTTCAGTGTACCTGACGGGCTGGGTGATATGGCCGACAGCTTTCTGGCCGATATGGAAAACCTTGTGGCTAACCTGCCCACGTTACCGGCAGCACTGAATCAGTGGATGGACAGGCTGAACCATTTTAAGGAGATGGCCGGAACCATTATTGCCACGCCGGGACGTCTGGTCAGTGAGTTGTCCTCGTTCATCGACGGCGTGGTTGTTCTGGTGACGGAACCACCCGAAGCACTGGCGGTTTACACGACATTACGCAACCAGTGGGCCGGAGAACGCGCCCGACAGGTTGCCACCGGCGCACTGCCGGAAGATATCACCGTGAAGCCAGGCAGCGTGGCAGACGGCGAACCTGGCTTTGCTATCGGGCTGTCACCGGATTATCAGCCGGTATCTGACAGCCTGCAGAAGAACATTGACGACTTCCGCCAGGTGGTTGTGCTGGAAACCCTGCTGGGACAGGCAAATGCCGTGGCCTCGATGACGTTCGATACCAGTGATGCGGCATTATCTGCCGGTGACGCGCTGGCGGCTGAACTGCATGAGCAGGCGGTGGCAGCGGTGGAAAATAACCAGCGGGCATTGTGGCGAACGCTGCGCGATTTACGGCAGGCCGTGATTACGGATGCCCGCGAGCGTGCCGCCCGTCTGCCGGAAACCCGGCAGGTGACGCTGACCACAACCACATCTGCCGCATTGCTGGCATGGCGCGAGCATGGGGATACAAGCCGACGGGATGAAATCGTGCAGCGTAACCGCCTGCGCCATCCGTCATTCATTCTGCCGACGCAACCTGTGGAGATTACCGACTGATGGGATCCGTGATTCTTACCGTTGACGGCAAACTGTGGGAAGGCTGGACGGAAATGTCCGTCAGCCGTTCCCTGAAGGCGATTGCCGGTGAGTTTGATCTCAGTGTGACAACACGCTGGTCAGCGGCGGCACCGCGCGTGATTCGTGAGGGGCAACCCTGTACGGTCAGGCTGGGTGCGGATACCGTGCTGACGGGGTATATCGATGATTTTATTCCCAGCTATGACGCGGACAATGTGGAAATTCGTGTCATGGGGCGCGACAAAACCGGCGACCTGGTGGACTGCTCTGTGGTGCATTCGTCCGGGAAATGGAAAGGCGTGCGGCTTGAACAGGTGGCGGCGGATGTCTGCCGCCCGTTCGGAATAACCGTCATCACGGAAACCCCGACCGGGGAGGCGTTTGCGTCCGTTGTTCTGGAACAGGGTGAAACGGGTTTTGAACTGCTCGACCGGCTGGCAAAACAGCGCGGTGTTCTGCTGACGTCTGACGGCGCAGGTAATCTGATTATCACCCGCGCTTCTTCCGTTCGCGCGGGCGTGTCACTGGTGCTGGGAAAAAATATCCTCGCCGCCCGTGGGCGCTTCAGCTGGCGGGAGCGTAACAGTCAGTACATCATCAAGGGCACCACCAGTGCCGGTGGCAAACTGTGGGACAGCCAGCCTGCCACGATGGTGGGCGGTCGCCAGTACATCACCGAAGACCCGGAAATTAACCGTTACCGCCCGCGCATTCTGGTCAATGAAGACAGTCTGACCGTGGGCGGTGCCAGCATTCGCGGGGAATGGTACAAAGCCCGGATGCTGGGAGAGGCCCGCACGACGGAAATCACGGTGGCAGGCTGGCGCGAACAGGGCGACAGCGGTCCGCTGTGGCAGACCAACCGCCTTGTCGATATCGACGACAGCATTCAGAACCTGAAAACCACCTGGCTGATATCCGGGGTGACCTGGACGGATGGTGCACAGGGGCGGATGACGGTTCTGGCGCTGGTTCCGCCTGAATCACTGGATATGCCGGAAATGAAAGCGAAGACGAAGAAAACAAAGGCGGTGGCAACATGGGATTAAACGCCATTGCCCGCCGTCTGCGGCTGCTGGTTGACCGTGCCATTGTCCGCATGGTGTCTGACAGTCTGGAGCGGCAGAACCTGCAAATCCAGACGCTGGCAGATGCCACTGATGACGATGTGGAACGCTTCCAGAACTACGGTTTTACTTCCGTTCCGCCGGAAGGTTCAGAAGCCATCGTGCTGGCCGTTGGCGGACGGCGTGACGGGCTGGTTGCCATTGCGGTGGAGGACAAGCGATGCCGCCCGAAAGGCCTGTCCCCCGGCGATGTCAGGCTGTATCACCGGGACGGCAAATCACACATTACCCTGAAGGAAAACGGCATCATTGAAATTACAGGAGAACAGGTAGACGTTTCAGGGAAAACGGTAAATATCACTGCCGACGAATTACTGGCTATAAATGCAGGAAATATGAAATTCGTCGGTCCCTGTGAGTTTACTGAAGATGTCAGAATCAACGGCAAATCTTTCAGCAATCATATTCATAAGGACGGCGACAATGAGAATACATCACCGCCCGTATGACGACAGGAATCCACTGGAATAACATGCTCTCACGGGGTGATATCACCGTCACCCATAACGGCCTCTCACTGGATGAGGGGCTGGTCACTCAGGTTCTTATCTGCCTTTTCACCGATGCCCGTGCTGATGACGATGATGTCATTCCTGATGGTTCCGGCGACCCGCGCGGCTGGCCGGGCGACACGTACAGCGATTTTTCGTGGGGTTCCCGCCTGTGGCTGCTTGAGCGCGAAAAGCTGACGGAAGACGTCCGCCTGCGTGTGGAGGATTACGCGCGGCTGTCCATGCAACCGCTGCTGCGGGCCGGTTACGCCCGTAACGCCACCGTCACGGCCAGCATCATCGTCCCTGACCGTATTGCCTTTCAGGTGGTGTTAACCCGCCCGGACAAAACCACGCTCACAATCGAAATCACCCGCCGATGGGAGGCCACCATTAATGCCGTATGAAATCCCCACGCTGGGCAAGCTGATTGCCGACGGCGAGAAAGATATTGCGTATGAACTCGGTCTGCAAAAGCTGCCGCCTGTCAGTGTTGAGCAGGCGCTGAACGTGTCATTCAGCAGTCAGGTCCGGGATTTATACGACCATCAGAGCTGGATCAAGGACCAGATAATCCCGTCCACCACGTCTGATGATGAAACCATTATCAAAACAGCAACGTATGAAGGGGTTATCCGCAAGCAGGCCACCTTTGCCAGCGGGCCGGTGACCTTCACCAGTCAGTCCCCCCTTCCGGCAGAAACCCGGATGCAGTCCGACACGAATCAGGTGTATCAGGTGCTCACATCCGGCGAGGTACAGAACGGCGAGGTCACCGTCATCGTGCAGGCTGAAGAAGCTGGTGTGGCGGGCAATCTTGCTGCCGGTGCCGTGCTGACCCTGCTGTCCCCGTTGCCCGGAACGGGCAGCACAGGCGCGGTGACTGAAAGTGGCATCACCGGTGGCGCAGACACTGAATCCATCGCAGAGCTGCTGGACCGTCTGCTGTATGTGCGCCGTAATCCCCCGGTAGGTGGTGCGCTGCATGACTACGTGATATGGGCGCGTGAAGTGCCGGGCGTCAGCCGTGCGTGGGCGTGGGATGCGTGGCACGGCCCCAGCACGGTCGGGCTGGCATGGCTTTATGATGACCGTGAAGACATTATCCCCACACGGGACGACCTGAAGACAATGGAGCAGTATCTGTTCTGCCACAAACACCCGGCCACCGGCGTGATGGTGGGCAAACCGGGCGGCATCGAGGTCTGGCCGGTGCAGGTCAGGCTGAAGAAGCTCGACCTGTCCATCCGTCTGACACCGGACAGCCAGGCGAACAGGAACGCCGTCCGGGCAAACCTGACCGCATTACAGAAAACGCTGGCCCCCGGTCAGATGCTGCCGGTGTCCTCGCTGCGCACGTCCATCGGTATGACGTCCGGTATCACGGATTACTTTCTTAACATCGGGGAAGACACCACCAGTGATGTGGATGAGCTTATCACCATCGGGGAGGTGACATGGCTCACAGCGTGACGGAATGGCTGACCGCACTGCAACAGGTCATGCCACGGGGTAAGGCATGGCCGCGTGATAACGACGCGGATTTAAACCGCTTTTTAAGGGCACTGGCAGAGCGTTTAACCCGCGTTGAATACGATGCCTCGCGCCTGCATGTGGAGATGCGACCGGAAACCACGCTCCAGCTGCTGCCGGAGTGGGAGCAATATCTGGCGCTGCCGGAATGCGGAATTGCCGCCACCACAACGGAAGCCCGCCACCACAACGGAAGCCCGCCGCCGGGCCGTTGTGGAGAAATACCGCCGCAAAGGCGGGCTGGCAACCTGGCAGATTGAAGCCGCTGCGGCGGCGCTGGGCTTCACCATTAAGGTGACGGCCGTTCTGCCGCACCACTGCCTGCGTGACTGCATGTACCCGCTGCATCCGGCACGGTATCGCTGGCTGCTGAAAGTGGAAGTCCCGGACAACGATGCCGGGCGGTTTACCTGTATTGATGACGTCATGACGCCATTAATCAGCGAACGTACCCGCGAGCTGGAATGCCTGCTGAAGCATTACCGGCTGGCGGGTACGGAATATGAATATTATTACACCGGAGAATAATTTATGTTTCACGTGGACAATAATACGGGTGTGCCTGTTATGCCGCCTGTTGCGGCTGAATTAAGCAAAACAACGCTTTATTTCACCGAAGGCGGGAACGGTATTCCACCCACTTATCCAGGACCAGACTGGTTTAATATTATTCAGTCTGAACTGCTGGAAATTCTCCGGCAGGCAAATATCAAACCGGATAAAAACACAACCGACCAGATTATGACAGCGCTGAAAAAGCTGTTTATTACGAACAGTGGCTCAGCCGGTGCCATTGCCGGATTAACCGGTGAGAATAATACGTTCCCGTATTTTACCGGCGAAGACGAAATGGCATTAACGCCGCTCAGTGCGTTTGTGCGCGGCATTCTTGGTAAAACCACAGCCGATGAAATTATTGATGCACTTTCATTACGTGACACGGTAAATAAAGCCAGTAGTGCCGTACCGAATACCCGCAGGGTCAACGGTATGCCCCTGACTTCGGATATCACCATCAGCAACATCAGCGGCAACGCCGGAACGGCAACCCGCCTTCAGAATGCCCGCAGGATTAACAATGTGCTGTTTGATGGCACCAGCGATATCACCATCAGCAGTACCGATTCTGGTGCTGTGCGTAATTTCCAGTATACCAACGAGGTGTTTCATAATCCCGGCGGTACTGAAATTACATGGACATTCCGGGCACCTTCCGGCTGTCAGTTGTCAGGCATTTATGTCCAGGAAACGGGAGATAAT